CAGCCTTACCAACTTTACCACCACTACTTCTACTATACATTCTTGATATTTGTTTCTCAGCCTCTTTAGCAGTTGCGGCACGAACTTCGTGATATTTTGTTGGATAAAATGGATAATCAATACCAACTTTCCAAAATGGTAAATCCATATCTTTTAATCCTTTTTTCTTTACATAAGCTTCTACTTCTTTAGCACTAACTGCTTCATTAACTTTTCCTTCTTTCTTTAATCTACTTTTTTCGGCTCTTCCTCTATTCTTTGATTCTGCTTCAAATCCTACAATCTTTCCACCTTTATGTGATGCGTCTTTACCATCACCATTACCATATGTTCCTTTTTTTCTATTGTAAGCGTTTAATTCAGCTCTATATTTCTTTGCCTTTGTAGATGAACCATATTTCTTGTATTCAGCTTTATAATCTCTTTTTTTAGCTTCAAATAATTGTGATATTGCTCTACCTTCAATATAATCTGGTAAATCTTTTTCTAAATCATAATGTGATACACCTTTTTTATAATGTTTACGAATGGCATTTGCCCAAGCTTTACCGAAGAAGGTGGATTTATTTCTTTCCATTTTTTTTGCAACTATTTCAACATCCACTTTTTCTTTAGAGACTGCTTCATCTATACTATTTGAATGCTTTGTAGCATCGTCAATTTCTGTTTTAACATCAGGAGTACCCATTAACTTATATCCAAGAACTTCTGATTGTTTTTGTCGTTTTTTATCAAAAGATTTTCTTTTATGTTCTGGATATGAACCAGCGAAATCTTCGTTCATAATCTCACGAACCATTTTACGAATAAGACTTCTAACTTTTGTTTCTTTTTTCATTTTTTTCTCTTCTTTTTCCCATTTTTTGGCCATCTCTGGGTCGTTTGTATGCATCCATTTCCGTTGTTTTTCAGATTTGAATGGCATTAGATTAATTTATCTACTAATTCTTTTAAATAATCATGAAACTTTCTCATATTATTCATATATTCATGAGCTACATTTCTAGCCTCGTTTTTAAATCCTTTTTTTTCTAATACTTTTGCAAAGTTATTTACAGCTTTAGCTTGTAGATTTTCAGCCTTTTCAATATTTTTTAAATATTTGGAATATTCATAAGCTGGTCCTTCTTTTATAGTTGCTTTATATCCAAATTCTTCTTTTATAGATTCTAAAACTTTATTAACTTTAGATTTTGGTTGTTCTTTTTTAGCTTTCTTCTTTTTACCATATCCAATAATTTTCTTATAATCCATTTTATTCTCCTCTGAATATATCGTTGATTATGTTTTCAATTTTACAATCGTGACAACACACACCATCTCTTGTACCAACTTTACCTTCGTTTAATTTTCCTTCGTTTGTTGGTGATAGAAATGCTCCGTGTGTAGATGGATTTGATACAAAATCAAAAGCAATTAATTCAAAATCTGGTTGAACTTCTACAGTATCACCTTCACCATCTTCGTGTATCTCTTTAACTGAACCTAAACCACGAGATGATATACCTAATTTAATGCCACTTTTAAATAATTCTTTTAAGATGTTTCCAGCTGGTGTTCCCAATACTTCAACAGTTCCTTCTAAATTATCACCTTTCCAATGCATTTCAAGTATATTATGAGATACATTGTTTAAATTTACAACAGAAGAATCTGGGTGGTCAAGTTCACCTAATGCTCTTCGTTCTGCTATTTGAACTTCAGCATATTTTTTAGCTTCTCTCATAAGAGTTTCTTTTGGATATACTCTACCATTTTGATTTTTAGCTTCTGCTCTTTGAAGAACACCCTTTACAACCAATCTACCATCATTTTGTGATATAGATTCGTTGATTTGTTCTCTTGTTATTTCAAAAGGTATATAATCTACTATTAAATTTTTTGACATTTTAATTATCTCCTATTAACTTTCAAATGCAAAACTACCTATACATTCTGTAATGTACCATCCGTCAGCACCATCACCGACTATGGTAACTCTGTCTCCTACACCCGAACCAGCATCGAGTTGTAAATCTTTATCATCAGCACCTGCTCCATTTGATGCTCCTTCAACAACAGTTGCTATCGCATTAGAATCAATACAAGAACCCATAATTTTATCACTTGAATTTGGTGATAAATTCCAAGTATGAGTTGCTGTTCCTGCATGTACAAATGTATATTGAACACCTTTAAGTGCAGCACCCATAGCTGGTAAAGTAATTGTTGCTCCATTAGTACTTTGAAGAATCATTGCTCCAGATGATGATACATCCATTGTTACACCATTAGGTATTGTACCTAATACTTCTCTTCTATATTTTGTTAAAGTACCATCTGTATAGAAACCACCACTTGAACTTATATCTCCTGCTACGGTTAATTCCATATTTGTAGCATTTGTTGCTGTATTAACTGCTAATGTACCTCCTCCAAAATAAGAAGCTCCGTTACCATTTATTCTAGCTTTTACTGAACCCTCTTGATAAACATCAATTATTCCATCATCTGATGAAGCGTATCCTCTAATAAGTGTATCACCACCAATTGAAGTGTCCATTAAATGAAATTCATCTGTTGAAACTATTTTTCCACTTGCTGTAATATCATTACTAGCACTTATATTAGCAACATGAAGTCTTCTCCACGCTTTAGCTTTACTACCTAAATCATAAGTATTAATTGTTTTTGGTAAAAGACTAGAAGCTAAATAACCAGTAATAGTTACATCATCACCTGTCGCATTACCAAGAGTAGTTGTACCATCAACTTGTAAATTACCCGCTGCTGATATATGTCCTTGTGTATTTACAATACCAAATGAACCTGTACTTGTAGCTGCTCCAAGAAAATTACCACTTGAACTTATATCGCCTTGTACAGTTATTCCAATAACTGAGCCTGATGGAACTATACCTGTTTGTGTTCCAACTATTACTTTCTTTCCATAAATATCAGCACTTGATGTTATATCACCACTCGCTGTTATAGCACCACTAGCACTTATGTTGTGAACATGAAGTGTTCTCCACGCTTGAGCTTTACTACCTAAATCATATGTATTGTCTTCATTTGGAATTAAATTTGAAGTTAAATCGGCAGATATACTTACCGAATCAGATGTTGAATCACCGAAAGTTATATTACCACCAATGGTTGCGTTATCAGCTACTTCTAGTCTTCCAAATGAACCAGTTGATACTGATGAACCACTTATTAAACTATTATCTATTATCTTACCAGTAACAGACGAACCTGACGATATCGACAAGTCAATTTGGTCACCTGTATATTTACTATAAAAATTAGCCATTATTTATTACTCCAAGTAATTTTGTCATTCTTTAACTCCTAACTTTATATCCATACATTCTATATATTAATTGTCCAGCATTAAATGTACCATCTGAAGCTGATGTATCACCTTCAGTTAAGTACGCGTAATGATTAGCAGATATTCCGAATGGTGATACTGTTTTAGATTGTCCAGTTATTAAGTGTCCGGGGTCTATTTGTGAACTAGTTCCACCAGCTTCATCATAATCTATTGTACCTGCTGAGTTCCAAGCTAAATTAATATGAGTTGAAATACTACCAGCTCCTGCTGCTGGCATTTCAGTACAAATTAATTCGTGTTTAAATATAATTCCATTATCAGCAACTACATTTTGATATATGAAGGCAGGAGTAGTTCCTACACCAATAACATCACCCACATCTCCACCTTTTTGTGTTAAACCAGTAAGGTCGATATGTACTTCTGTTATTATTAAACCAGTTATTGGGTCTGTTGAACGATAAGCTGCGTTTGCAACACCTGTACCTACTGCTCCTGTACTCCAAGTTCTTCCTATATCTTCATAAAGAGTAGCAACTCTAGCCATAGCTTTCTTTTGTTTATCATTAAACACAATACCTGGTTGGTATTTACCATCTCCGTGTGCCATTACTATCTCCTATTTCCAAGCATTTCGTTTAAGCCATATATCTCTGTATATATCACCAACGACATCTTTTATTAATTTTGTAATTTGTTCTAAATCTTTTTTGTCTAATGCTTCACCAAGTTTAGTTCTATGAGAATTTTTTTTACGCTTCTTTTTTTTCTCTCTACTTGGACCACCACCTGTAAAAGCCATAGGTGTCATATATTCACCACCTACCGAACCAGTAGAGTTCATCTCATCTAACTCTTCATCTTCTTTAATAATTTCAAGAGTTAAATTTTTGATTAAATTATTAAAGGACTTTTTGTTTTTTATTTCCACTTTTCTTTAACTCCTTGAGTAATTCTAAATACCTCATAGTTTGTGTTACATGAGAATCTTTAACATTACTTGATTTTTGATTTACACCACAAAACTTATCAATTGTATTGATAGCTTCCTTTAATTTAATTTTTACAACTTTATCTTTAAGGTTTTTAGAATGAGTTTTTAAATCTTTTTTTAATCCAGATACTAATTCAGATAATGTTTCTTTTAAAGAATTTGTATTAGAAATATTATTAATATATTCTCTTAATAAATTCTTTTGTGCTCCACTTAATTTTGTATATTTTTGATTAAATTTTTCTAATAAAGTTTTATAAGTTAATAATCGTAAATCTTCATCATTAGGTAAATGTGTTACAGATTCAGATAATCTAATATTTTTGTTTTTTGTTGTTATATATTCAACTAAATTAAAATGTGATTCTGTCTTTTCTTCCGGAGCTAAGTTATTCGTATATTCAAATAACTTAAAGGTAGATGCGTATATCTTATAATTATTTACTTTAGAAGAAACAAACCTTTGTAAGTCATAATGTTCTCTAATAGTCTTTATTAGATTATATCTCTCTCTTCTTAAATTAGAGTTATTTAATTTTCTTCTTTCATTAATAACTTCGTTTATAAAATATTCAGCTTTTCTATCATTACTGAACTTCTTGTTCATAATAATATTATATAAAGCTAATTCTTTTCCTAACTCTGTATGTTCATTGAATTTTTTCTTTACTATTTTAACAGCTTCACTATCATCAACCTTGTTTAGGACATCTGAAGTGATTTGGCGTAGTAAAAATTCAAATAATAAACCGGTGTTACGCAGTTTATTGTGTTTCACTTTACGCATACTTATATCTCCGTTTCTGCATTGTAAAAATATATAGTTTTTCATATATAAATATAAAATTTTTCAACTTTTGTATATATTTATTCATCAATTATATTATCTTCGCTTAAAATACTTTTGTTTTTTGTCTTTTTAAATCTTTTTTTAAGTTGGTTTACTAACCCCTCTGACTTAACAAGAGTTGCACCTTTACCTGGGTGTAATGGACTACCATGTTTGAAATTTCTTTTACCATATCGTTCTCTTTCATATTTAGTAGCGTCTTTTAAATCATCAGCATCAAAACCAGTATCAACATCTAACTCACCATCACCGGTTCTTCTATCACCACCCCAACCATCTCGTCTAGCCATATTGTCATCACCAGCAAAATCTGATTCACTATCTAATGTTGCCATATCATATGGAGTTCCAACCGATTCACCACTAGCAGCTGGGTCATTTCCTTCAGTTTCAATTTGTTCAAATCTGAAAAATTGTTTTCTATCTTCAATGACTCCATCAAATACTTGTTGTTTTTCATGTTTATTAAATTCAAATATATTATCATAAATCCATTCACGAGATAAAAGTTTATTTTCCATTAAACTATTAGCAACATCTACTTTTTGTGTCATCAATTCAAGTTTTTCTTGTTCGTGAATCATTGATGGATTTGTTAATTCTAAATCAAAAGCAATCAATTCTGCATCTTCAAATCCTTGTGCATAAAGATGAACTATTGCTATTTTTGTAAGTTCAGCACATACAATTTTTTGTAATCTTTCAATTGTTCTAGCAAACCGAACATCTTCTGCTGCTAATGTAGCTTTACTACCAACACCCTCTTCATATCCAAGAAATGCTTTTGGTATTTTTAAAGCTGCCATCATTTTATTTTTTAAATATTCAATATCATCAATAGCACCTTCATTAGCTAATCCTTGTAAAGTTTCTATCTGTGTTCCACTGTCTGAACCACGAACTGGTAAATAATAATCTTCTGTTGTACTCTCCATATTATATTTCAAGTTATAATCACCTGTATCTTGGTCTATAACTGGTATTTTTTTCATCTTGTTGATAATTTGATTCATAAAATTTTCAACTTCGTTTGGTGGAATATTACCAATATCCACTTTAAAAATTCTTTTTTCTGGTGCTCTCATTATTCTATGAATCAACATAGCATCTTCCATAAGAACCAATTGTTTAAATACTCTACGAGCTCCTTCTAACATAGATTTACCATAAGGTAAATAATTTGAATCTGAAATTAATCTGAAGTGAGCTACTTCATAATTTTCTTTTAATCTTTTAACTCCTTCTTCTTCAATTTCAAATTGAACTAAATTGGGATTTGATGGGTCGTGTTCTTCCATTCTAAAAACCGTATATGCGGATGCTGGTTTTACATTTACTACACCATATTTATCAACTATATCTAATTCTAAAAAGAAATCACCATATTTTGTTAAGTTTCTTAACCAAGACCATAAATTAAATTCAATGTTTATTATGTCGTAAAATAAATTATGTAATATTTTATGTACTTTAGGATTATCTGTTTTAATTTTTAATATTTGACCTTCAATACCATCAATAGTCGATTCATCTGAATATATATCAAGTGCTGATGATATAATTGGGTCAGCATCCATTAATTCATAATCTCTAAACAATTCATTACGAGCTACTTCGTATGTATTGCGTTGATTCTGTCTACCTGCCCAACTCATAGTACTATGACTACCTTGTATAAGTCTATTATACCTATCTACAAAATTATTTACTAATGTTGTTGATTGACCAAAGTTAACATCTTTAACTTTAAGTTGTCCGTCATCAGTCTTTCTAACAATTATATTTGATTGAAATAATTTCCCTAACCTTGTTAATATATTTTCATTTTGTGCCATTCTTACCTCTTATTTATTTTAATAACCAAGATAAATCTTCTTTATCTTTTCCTATTTCCATTTCGTATGGGTTTTTTTGTGGTTTTCCAGGTGTACCAAATTGAAATCCCTTACTAAAATCATTATTACCATTTAAAGTTAACATTGAGTTCATCATTGCCTGTTGATGTTCATTTTTATCTTTTGTTAATCTTAAAGCAGTATCTCTAACCCACAACGCTATTGAATAAGACATAACTAAATCATCGTTATAACCTCCCATAGCTTCTGTTCGTGAATTATGATATATATAAACGAATAGTTCATCTATAAGTCTATTCGAATGTAATTTTACTAATTTTTCTCTTGTATATTCTTCCATTTTTGCTATAATCAATGGTTTTGTTTTCATTGTTGTTGAAAAACCAGGTACCATTTGTTTATCTTGTGCTCTATACTTGTTTGATACCATTTGATGTTCTACATCAACAACTTGTAAATCTTTTGACATATAAAATGTGTTCTTATATCCTCTATCTATAATAGTTTGAAGTGTAGCCCAACCGATATTATTATTCTCAACTACAAGTAAAGCATCATTATATTTTGTAGCTAACTCAATCAAGAAATTTCCATAATCAGTTGTTCCTAATTGTCCTTTGTACTCAGCCACTTGTTTCATATCATCAACTTCAAATACTTGTGTAGCTGAAAAATCACTACCATCACCACGAGCCACATCAGCAACTACAATATAATCTTTTGTATAGTCTGGATATTCCCATATCCATAAATTTCTATCTAATCCAGCTTTTTCTATTGGGTCACAAGACATTTTTTCTTTATACCATTGTAATATCGCTGGGTCAACAACACTTTGTCCTGAAGTAAGGAAATCAGTATCACATTCTTGAGCAGCTTGTGATGGTCCTAAAACCTTATCTTGTTCATCTCTCCAAGTTTGGTCTCTATCTGGGTGGTCACTCCAATGAAGTCTGATTGTATTAAACTCATTTGTTCCATCTTCCGCACCAATCCATTGTTGATGAAACCAATTACCCACACCATTAGGTGTTGAAAGAACAATTGAATCACCACCAGTTGCTAATGTTTGTTGAGCAGCAGTCCATATTGTATCTACTTTGTCAATGAATGCTGCCTCATCAATTATTAGAAGTGATAACGCTTCTGAACGACCAGCAGATTCATTAGAAGCAATTGCTTTTATCTGTGAACCATTTGCGAAGCGTAAAGACAATTTATTTATTTCTTCCGTATTAGTTTTCAACCATTGTGGTAATCCATCATACATCACCCTTACTTTTGTTACAAGATTTTTTGCAGTTTCTTTACCAGTAGCAATTACAAGAATATTTTTATCATTATGAAATAACATTAACCATAGTGAATATCCAGCTGATAATGTAGATATACCCAATTGACGAGCTTTAAGAATTATATTATATCGATTATCTTTGAAATCTGTTAAACATTTTTCTTGAAATGGATATAAATCAAATTTAACCTTACCTTTTTTAGGATGTTGAATTGTACAGTACTTCCTCATAAAATGTACTGGGTCTTTCAAACATTTTGAATATTCTCTCTTAATAGCTGTTTTAATATTTTGCATATTATCGGGCATATTATTTTAATTGTCCTGCTAACATTACTGAACCTGCTGTTAAGGCTACACCATAACCAAACCAAAGATATTTATTTTCATGCCACTTTGGTTTTACTAAATCAATCATCTCTTCTTTTAATTCAATTTGTTTTTTATAGTCTTCAATCATTAAACTATCGTTTTCCATAGTTTGTATATATATATATATCTGTGAATTTAAGTTTTCGATGATTTTCTGATTAGTAGTATCAGCATGTTCAAGTTCTTGTATTGAAACATATAATGTTTGTATTACTTCATCTGATAAACATTGTCCTTCACAAGGTTCTGGACAAGGTGGACATTCGTCCGCCGTTTCATCAAGAAGAATTGGTTCTTGTGTAAATAAGAATGAAAACATAAATATAAATGTAATTAATTTTTTAATATCCACCTCTTGTTCCTCCTCTACCCATTGTTCGTCTTGTTTGGGTTCTTTGTCTTGTTTGAGTTGGTTCTGCTTCTCCACCCATTGTTTGAGTTTGTTGTCTTGTTTGAGTTTGCCTTCGAGTTCTTGTTATTCGACTTGATTCTTGTCTTAAAGTACTAGGTGAACTTACTATTCTAACTAATTCTTGACTATTACCCTCACGCAAACCACTTGTCGTAGAATAAAATACACCATTAGTTTCAAAAACTTTACCAAAATATGGAGTCCCATCCTTAAAAGTATATTTTGCTAATCTTGGTTTTGTACCTAATGGGCGTCGTGTAGCACTTCTTCTATTATTAATTCTTCTTTGTTTTCGTGTGGCCGGTGTTTGAGTTCTACCTCTATTACTACGACTAATTATATTTGGATTACTTCTTACTCTTCCCACCATATCTAATGTAGCTACCACAACAGAATTATCATTTGTTCCCATTGTATGTTGTGTCATCACCGTTCCATCTGCATGTCTATGTAGTGGAGTTCCTAAAGCTACTGGTTGTCCTATAGCGAAATAATATTTTGGATGCTGAGTTGCATAGAATGTTTCAACAATTGGATTATTACCACTTGTAGTTTGTTGATTACCACCTCGCATTCCACTCCTAGTAGTTCCACTACCACCTGTACCATATCCATTAGCCATTATTTTTTACCTTTTTTAGCTTTTTTAGTTTTAGCATACTTTTTCAAAAAGTCTGTAGCGTCTTTTGTTGATTTTCTTTCAACACCAAAACTCTCTCGTTGTTTTTTAATTTCTTCCAGAGCATTTTTCTTACTTTGTAAGGTTTTCTTCAAACCATTCTTATCTTTTTGTCTTTTCTTTAAGCTTTTATCAACACTTTTTATTTCTTTATTGATATTCTTAAACTTTTCATCTTTCCTACCAGCACTTCTACCAGACAAGAAAGCTAAAAGACCACCAATTACAATAGTAAAAAATCCTACTATGTACTTCCATAGTTTTTTCATGATTACTTACTAAATGGAAGTTTATCCCATACAGGTTTAATTACCATATCAAAAATGATATCGTCTTTATCTGTTGGTGATAATCTTACGATTTTTTCTAATGTGTAAAATCCTAACATTATCCATTCCCAATTTGCCATTATCCATTCTGTCATTTTTCTTCTCCTATTTAGTCATTTGTTTATTTACTTGCATTGATGTGTCTACATTACTATTTGCTAATGCATTTGCAACAGACTTATCAAATACTTTTTCATTTTTCATCTTTTCAAGTTCATCTATCCATTGTTCTAAATCTTTTTGAATTGCTTCCAAATTAATTAATTCTTTTAATCTACGATAAGCAAACCATCTTATTGGTTTTACTTTTAAATCTACTTCATAATCAAGTTGACAATGATAACATCTACCATCAGCTTTATATGTATCTTTATCCCAAGGCTTAAGAATTAAAGATTCACAAGTTGAACATTTCATATCCCAAGATTGATGTGTTACATCCGATGTAGCCAATCTACCCTTTACCTTGTATCCATCTCTTTGTTCCCAAGGCACGCCATCTGAATCCACCCACTTATCACCAACTTTTCGTGTTTTTTCACCACCACCAACACTACTCGCACCAACTTGGATTTTACCTGTACCTTTTCCATCCAACATATCTTGGACTTTTTCTAAATTTTTACCCATTTTTACCTCTTATTTGTCATATATAAATATACTAAAAACTAATTAAACCTGTAATTTGATTTACTGGAGCAAAGGCTCCTGTAAATTTATATGTCTTTCCATTGTATTTAAATACTATTCCTTCACTTGGAACTATCGCACTAAATCCACCAATAGCGTTTAACTTATCTAATTGTAATTTTAATGTGTTTAATTTCTTTAAATCACCACCTTTTCTTACATTAGATATTGCTTTATCTAATCTTTTAACAATTCCTTGAACAGATTTTTCTGGATTAGCTGTTATAAATCCTTTTACATTCTTTAATATTTCAGCACCTACCTCAAAGAATAATGTTTCAAATGGTTTCATATTTTCTTTAACCATTCTTGTGTGGTCTTTTTTATCAGTTGATAATATCCATTCTAAAAACTTTGGTTGGTCTTTTAAATCTTTTCTTATTGTAGGTATCTTATATGACTTATCAAAGAATGCCCACCTTTTAGTTAAATTTTCTAAAATATCATCTGGAATATCATAACCAAATTGTTGTGATGCATTATAAATATATTCTTCCCAAAATACTTGATGATACATTCCTAATGTGTCCGAATCTTTTAATGCGAATTGATTTCTTAATTTATCTAGTCTTGATATATATGTAGCTTTCATCTTACCAAAGTCTTGATGTTTAGGAACATTTAAAAATTGTGGTTTTCCTATTGAATATTTCTTCTGTATATGTTGATTAATTTGTTTAATCATTCCCGCTAATATTTTTGCACTACCTTTTACCTCACCCTTAACATTTCCCTTATCATCATATATTAGTGCTCCATGAAATACAATTTGAGTTACATCATAATCAATAACATTTGCTGATGCAGGCCACATTACTTCAAGATTCATCCAATGTTTTCCTTCATTGAATATCTTATCTTTTTGTTTCTGTGATAATCCTTTTATTGCTTTTTGTAAATCAGTTACAGCAAAATTAAAAGCGTTTGCTATTTCACCCCTACCTTCAAATTTTGATTTTATACCACCAACAGATAATGCAGTCTTTCCAAAGTTTTTTATATGTCCTTTATTCCTTGCTATAATAAGACTATCCTTTTTCCAACTAACCATTAAATTTTGTCCATCTAATTTTTCTGTAACATTATCTTCACGACTTAATTGTCCACCCAAACCATCTCCAATGATTTGTTTTAAATCACCAAAAGTCAAATCTTTATCATCAAAGGGGTGTGCCATATGTCCATAAGCACCACCTTCATTTAATAATTCTTTCCACCAACCTTTTGAAAAAGTTTCATTATATTCTTTTTTTGGATGTTTTACCACCTTTATTTTAATTTTTGGTTCGTATCCTTTTGGTAAATTATTCTCAATACCAATATATTTAACTTGTTCTGGTATTAGATATAATATTATTTCTTTCTTATTTAAATTCATTGCTAATTGACTTGATGTCCATAATTTATTTTGTGCTCTTACTAAATCATATTTAGGGCCTTTGTCTTGTGTATGACTATATATGTTAGGAAACAAATTTTCCCAATGATTTGTAGTATGTGTTACATTTAAAGCATTTATCATTCTTAATTCTGAAGATAACTTATCATTTCCTCTTTGATAACCTGCTTCTGAATGTTCTATTCCGTGATTAGTTCTAACAACAGGCTCTTTATCTAAATCTTTTACTTTAACAACTGGTTTTGTTCTACTTGTATTCTCTATGGTAACCACTTTTTTACCATTTCCAACCGTAGTGTGTCCTTTAATTCCTCCGTGATAAGTTGCTAATGATTTAACAGTATCAGCAAATGTTCCTTTAGATAATGCTTCCCTAACTCTAACTCCATCTTTTGAAGGAGCCATTTTCTTTTTGGCTTTATCATAATCTTTCTCATCTCTCTTAACAAATAATGCAGAATTTACAACACCTATACCATATTCGTTCATTCCTTCAGTCCAATCAGTATTAGCATCAACAACATAACACACTTCCACACCATAGGAAGTTCTATCTCTAACTATTTTTAATTTAGGTTTATAGTTTCGGTCACGATTTTTACCTAAAACCATTTCACCATCAAACATTTTGGCTATTGTTATACATTCACCTATACTTTGTTTAGATTGTTTACTTTCTTGTACAAAATTTTTACCCTTAGTTCCAACACCTTTGGTAATAAAATCGTCTGAACTGATTATTTTTTCTTGTTCTTCATCACCGACAACTTTTTTAACTACTATATAATGTGGTTTATCTTTTTTATCATCACCGTGTGGGTCATCAGCAACTGGAAATTGTAATTGTTCAAACCCTAAACTATCAAGCCAAGGTTCTGGTTTTCCAGCATTTAATCCTAAAACTCTTTTTTTACCAGGTGCTGTATATCCTGTATCTGGTTCTCCTGGGTCTGCTCCATATGCACCTGCATTAGATGTTGCTTCTAATAATTCGTCCCACCAATCTCTTGAGAATATTTCTT